TTTCTTTTTTGTAACAATTGTAACATTTGTAACTGATTCTATTGGGTGAAATGCCCCAGTCCTGTGCAGGCTTTTTTCCTATTTTGACCTTCGTTGTGGCTAGGTGGCTACAGCAAAAATTACACAGCTACCAAGCCCCTCCCCCCCTGTGACTCGACAGTCACGGTGTAGCCTGGGCAGTCACTGGATGACTGTGTAGTCACACAATGACTGAACGGCGCAGTCACTGACTAGACTGTGCAGTCATCAAAGTGGATACACTTGTGCAGTGCAGCAGGGTTATCCACAGAGTTATCCACAGGCATTATAGTGCAGGAATGGGGCTGTGTGGTACCCGACAGCGTAGACTGTGCAGGCTGTGCAGGCTCGACAGTCTCACCGAGCAGTGCCGACTGTGCAGCTAGCAGAGAACACGCACACGCACACGCTACGCGCGTAGCAGGAACCGTGCCGGATTGTCGGATCTAATCCGTTAGGCTTAATCCCAAATTGTTGTTGACACTGTGCAGTCTGTGCCGATACTATGGAGGTACTGAATCACACAACACAAGGATTGATACCAAGGCACAATGGAACGTTGAAGTAACCGACACTCTAGGCGCTATACAGCCCCTTTGTGGGGCATTCTTAGGAGCATTGCATCGTGGTTAAACGCACCAACAAAGCTTTGGAACTGGTTCGCCTCATTGGCAGGAAGCCCGACACCTATACCTTTGAAGAAGCTTGCGCAGTAGCAGGGATTGATCGGGGCTATAGATATCTCATTGATACAGGGGTTATTGTTTATGCCCCGAAGTATGTTAAATACTTGCACAAGCCCGGACGTGGCGCTTTTCTTGTTAGGCTTGGAAAGCTCGGACGAGAGAAACTTTCTATGCATGGAAAGGGAGGATCAATGGCACCTATCTAGCCGACAAACGGTAGTTGACACCGATTCTAGACTGTGAGACACTGCTGTTGCAGTACAACATAACCCTACTTGAAAGGAACCTACCATAAAAACGAAATCCATTTACCGTGCCCGCATGATCCGCAACCAAGCCGAGATCGTCAAAGCCCTTCTGGTGGCGGCGAAAGAGGCCCATGACGCAGCCCCGGTGCAACCCGAGGATGTAGGGGGAATGCGCCAGATCGTCGCCGTTAGCGACCTGATCGCGCAGATTGACGCGGAACTGGCTCAGGTTGCGTAATCCTGCCTAGTGCTGCGCGTGCCCCTGTGATAGTGGGGCAATTCTTTTATTAACAGTAACGAGGATACTATGCCTAAGGGGGTTTATGATGTTTGTTGAAAAGCCCGAAAACGTGCTCGACAATGCTCGCGTGTCCGGTGATGCTCGCGTGTACGGCAATGCTCGCGTGTACGGCAATGCTCTCGTGTCCGGTGATGCTCGCGTGTCCGGTGATGCTCACGTATACGGCAATGCTCTCGTGTACGGCAATGCTCGCGTGTACGGCAATGCTCTCGTGTACGGCAATGCTCGCGTGTACGGCAATGCTCTCGTGTCCGGTGATGCTGATATTCTGACGATCGGTCCCGCTATCAGTAGCGGTCGCCACACTACCGCGCACACTGACGCGGTTATCGGCGTCAGGGTCAATACCGGCTGTTTTAGTGGCACTGTTTCGGAATTTGAGCAGGCTATCGAAACCACGCACAAAGACAATCCCGTGGCACTGCGCCAGTATCGGGGCTTTGTCCTGGCAATTAAAGCTCATTTCGGGCTTTGACTACTCAAGAGGAGAGTGCTATAGATACTAACGACTAACCTTGTCGCTACCAAGGTGTATCACCATAACCAATAAGGATTGAACAATGTCCAAGACAAAGACTATCTTTCGCGTCAATTTCAGCAAAGACCAAGCCACGTTGGTCACGGATCTGCTGATTGACGCTTACAAAGGGATGGCCGAGGAGATTGAGAGTATCAACGAAACCGACAAAGTGCGTGATCTTCTGGATCTTAAAGACGCTATCGATAAGGTAAAATCCACCTTTCAGTGATGCTGCACTGCACAATGAAACTCGCGTAGGAGCCGAGTAAAAGGGGTCGGAGGTATCCCAGGACCACCCACCCCGATTACGAGCCTTCTAGGCCGTACCGTTGTAGCTCAGTAAGCCTTTTTGGAGCCGATGATGAACCTGCATTCCATCCGTATCAAGCACGGGGACTACTGGATCGACGCCGAATACTGCTACAAAGACGATGGCAGTGTTCTGCTGACGGGTCTACAGTTCGAGAATCCGACACAAACCCTGATGTTCCTGTACGAGAACGCATTGGGAGTTATCGACAGCATCGACAAACAGGTATGCACCCTTGTGGTGCAGCGTGAGCGAGATGAGCAGGAGTACAAAGTCGCTCGTGACCGCCTGGAACAATGGTATCCTGAGCGTAGGCCGCTGAAGGGATAATGTTGTATCAAAGCAACACATGGCTTGACAGACTGCACAGTCTGTGCTACCCTAGTATATCTGTATAGTACTGTGGAGGGCTATTCTGTACAACGTAGTCTTAGATGTAGTAACAATGCATACTTAGTATCCTTATTGTTATACTTAGTATTGTGTTGTAACTCTTAAACATAGTACTACACAGTAGCGGAATCCTGGTTTTGTCGTCCCTTTAGGGGCTTGTCATAAACAATGAGGGTTGAAATGAAGTCTATCTACGCTTGGCACTTCACTGATGGCAACAAACTGCGCGACGGGACGTCACTGGCGTCCATCGGAGTCTGGCAACGGATCGAAGGTGAAATTGTTATCTGCGCAAGAGGTTTTCACTTTTCCAGGCTGCCGTCAGGTGCGCTGAAATACGCTCCCGGTGATACGCTGCATCTTGTCGAATGCCGCACCGACGTTTACGAACACCCCGACAAGGGAGTTTGTCGCGAGCGTCGGCGCCTCGCATCAATGGATGCAACTGAAATGCTGCGATACTATGCCCGTATGCAAGCGTTGTCGGTTGTAATGAGTGCGCCGGAAATGGATGATGTTGTTTATAAGTGGTTGCTTACTGGAAATTCGTTGTTACGCTCCGCAGCCCGCTCCGCAGCCGACTCCGCAGCCGACTCCGCAGCCCGCTCCGCAGCCCGCTCCGCAGCCCGCTCCGCAGCCTACTCCGCAGCCGACTCCGCAGCCCGCTCCGCAGCCGACTCCGCAGCCTACTCCGCAGCCCGCTCCGCAGCCCGCTCCGCAGCCTACTCCGCAGCCGACTCCGACTTTAACGAACTAGTTTACGAATGCTTCGAAGGTCCGATGCAAGAGCTTAACTGGAAAGGTAATTGACAAGTGTCAGCAAAGACTATCGAGTCTCACGTACCCTGTTCTGTTTGTGGTAGCAGCGATGCCTGTACCATTTATGAGGATGACAATGGAAAACGATTCTGGAAGTGCTATAGCTGCGAAGGAAGCGGACAACTCCATGACAACCCCGACGTTGCAACAAAGCCTGGAAAACTTCCTAGTAAACCCTTGTCAGGGAACATTGGGGCAATTCCAGAACGCGATATTACGCTTGACACCGCCCGATTCTACGGAGTCCGACAAGACGACAAAGAATACGTCTTCCCCTATGGGGACAGTGGACACAAAGCCCGCCTGAAGGCAGACAAGACTTTCTACCAGATAGGGACTCCAAAGGGCCTATTCGGGCAAGATAGGTTCCCGGCAGGTGGGAAGTTTGTTACGCTCACGGAAGGTGAATTCGACGCCATGGCGGCCTATCAGATGCTAGGTAGTAGGTACCCATGTGTGTCGATCAGAAGGGGTGCTAGCGGGGCTGTAAAGGACTGTAAAGAGGATTACGAGTGGCTAGACTCGTTCGACAAGGTGGTGATCTGCTTCGACAACGACGCCAAGGGGCAGGAAGCGGCTAGAAAGGTGGCTGAAATTTTTAGCCACAAAGCTCTGATTACTAAGTTAGTAAAGCATAAGGACGCTAACGAATACCTCAGTAATCAGAATGCTAAGGAATTTGTCGACGCATGGTGGCGTAGCGAAGCTTATACGCCAGACGGGATCGTGCAAGGTTCGACGCTGTGGGATGAGATCAACAAGCCCAAGCGTAACGCCGACGTTATGTATCCTTTCGAGGCACTGAACAAACTCACCTACGGTATCCGTAAGGGCGAGCTAGTGATGGTGACCAGTGGATCAGGGATGGGCAAGACTCAGTTCCTTCGAGAGTTGGCTTGGCAGATTGTCGAGAAGACCGAGGACAACGTTGGCTTGATGTTCCTTGAAGAAAGCAACGTCAAGACCGGAGTCGGGCTGATGAGCGTGGCAGCTAACATTCCCTTCCATATCCCCGACACTGATTACACCGAGCAGGAGTACAAGGATGCATTCGACAGGACGTTGGGAACTGGTCGCATTTATCTGTTCGATCACTTTGGAAGTTCTGGCATTGACAACATTGTTGCTCGTGTCCGATACTTGGCTAAAGCCTGCAATTGCGGCTTTGTGTTCCTTGACCACATCTCCATTGTAGTCAGTAGCCAGGAACACGGGGATGAGCGTAAGGCACTTGACGAGATCATGACCAAGCTGCGTACTCTGGTGCAGGAGACTGGGATTGCACTGATCTGTGTGTCTCACCTCAAGAGGCCGGACGGCAAAGGCCACGAGGAAGGGGCCTTCACCTCGCTGGCTCAACTCAGGGGGTCGGGAAGTATTGCACAACTGTCCGATATTGTGCTAGGATTAGAGCGCAATGGGCAGGCAGACGATGAACTGGAGCGCAACACCACTCGCTTTCGCGTGCTCAAGAATCGCTTCTGCGGGATCACTGGCCCCGCTGGCGAAGCGTTGTATAACCACTCTACCGGCAGGATGCTGGAGAAAGTAGAGGAGGCTCTGTGATGAAAGGTACTTTGAAGATTGCGCAGCAGTTCGAAGACGCCATCGGTAATCTTTGGGATGGAGACAAACCCAACGAACTTCATGGTCGTTGTCTTTCTGTCTATAGCTGTGATGCTGTCGGCGACATGCTTCGGGCCTCCGCATACATCGACTGCGTTGCTCCTACCGTGTCTGGACAGACGGCAGCCTTCGGAAAATACAGCGACAGCGATTACATCCGTGGCTGGACCGGCGGTGGTGTCAAGCAAGTTTCTCGTTCCATTCGGATGAAGATCCAGATGCAGAGGGCTTTGTGGCTCACGATGCTTGCCGAGCTTGCAGAACAGGGCGAAGAGTTTCCGAACGAAGACATCGACTGGAAATACAGGAGATACTGATGCAAAGTAGAAAGTTCAAGGTCACGGTTGACATTACTATCAGTAATGAAGACTATCGCTGTGAATGCGAGGTGAGCTACTACCCCGGAGATGAAGGCAGATACTCCGGACCTCCCGAGCATTGCTACCCTGCCGAGCCTGATGAGGTTGAAATCATCTCGGAAGTGTGGTATCCTCATGCTCCGCACCTGACTCCTGAGTGGGAGGAAGACTTCTACGAACGAGTGAGGGAGGAAGCGGCAGAGATGTATGAAGCTCTTACAGACGCTTATTATGAAAGGGACGACGACGAACATTACAGACAATATGATTATTCATGGTATGGGGATGCTGTTTGTGAGAGAGATTATTATCCGAGGTAAGCAATGGGGCGGGTAGTCCTGGATATTGAGACTGACGATCTACACAATCCTACTACGATTTGGTGTGTAGTTCTGAACGACATCGACACTGGAGATATTACGTGTCATACAAACGCAACGGAGTTAAAGGCGGCGCTCGACACAGCCGAGCAGGTTATCGGACACAACTTGGTGGGCTTCGACAAGTACCAGTTAGAGAGATTGTGGAAGATTCAGATTCCGCTGAAGAAGTGCTACGACACCTTGATCGTCTCGCGGTTGATGAGGCCCGATCTGCAAGGTGGACACAGCCTGGAAGCGTGGGGGATGCGGCTGAACTGCAAGAAATCGGATTACCCGACGATGTATCGGGAGAGGCACCCTGACGGATATTACTCCGGTAAGGAGTGGAAAGAGCCGGATATGCCATTGCTCATTGCTTACTGCAAGCAAGACACCAAGGTTACTGCTAGGCTGCTGAAACACCTTGAGAAGTTGCTGGTGTCGCAGAAGTTTGTTGGTGAGTGTGTCGAGCTTGAGCATCAGGTAGCGGACATCATTGCTGAACAGGTTCGTAACGGTGTCTTGATTGACCAGAAGGCTCTTAGCGTGCTGTATGCGGAGGTGAACGACGAAGTAGCCAAGATCGAGAAGGACTTGGTTGCTAAGTTTGAGCCTACTGTAGTTCAACTCAAGACTAAGCAGCGAGTCACGCCCTTCAACCCAGGTTCTCGGATGCAAATCGTTGATCGTCTGATGAAACGCGGATGGAAGCCTACCGAAAAGACTGAGAAGGGTAACGTCATCCTTGACGAAGAGATTCTTAAGCACATGGACATCCCAGAAGCTAAGGATTTCCTTCGTTACTTTGAAGTAACCAAGATTCAGTCCTTCCTCACGAACTGGCTTGACAAGATTCGAGAGGATGGTAGAATCCACGGTGCAGTCATCAGCAACGGTGCTGTGACGGGCAGGATGACCCATAGCAGCCCTAATTTGGGACAGGTACCTTCGGGGCAGACTGAGTACGGACGGCGGTGCAGGGCGGTCTATACGGTCCCGGAGGGCTATGTTCTGGTGGGCATCGACGCCAGCGCTCTAGAGTTGTGTATGCTGGCCCACTATATGCAGGATCAAGGCTATGTTGATTCGGTGGTACACGGAAAACGGGAAGATGCGACTGATGTGCACTCCGTTAATCAGAAAGCGGCGGGTCTTAGGACTCGCGATCAAGCCAAAACGTTCATTTATGCATTCCTTTGACTTTTAGAGGCTTTCAGTGGGAACACTGATAGAAAATCTGGTGAACTCAGGGAAAACCCTAATGGGCAATCCTGAGCCAAGCTAAGTATTGACACGAAGCTGAATCTATGGCAATATTTGGAAGGTGCAACGACTATCTCGAAAGAGAGTACACTCAAGCGAGTGGAAGCGCCAGACACCCAGAACGGGTGATGATATAGTCTACTCTGCATGGTAACATGCAGCAGCGAGTTAAGTCGCGGGACAGGAGTAGCGACCCTGTTTGAATACAAGGTACGGTGCAGGCGCAGAAAAGATTGGCAAGGTTGTTGGTGGAAGTAGTAAAGACGGGGAACGACTCATCACCAATTTCCTTGAGGCTACGCCTTCGCTCGCGCAACTTAGAGCAAAGGTGGCGAGGATGGCGGCAAAAGGGTCTTTGCCGGGGCTTGATGGTCGTCGCCTGTATGTACGGCAGCCACACAAAGCCCTTAACACCCTTCTACAAGGGGCTGGAGCTATCGTGATGAAGAAGGCTCTGGTGATCTTCAAGACTCTGTTGCTTTCCCGTCACATCCCACACAAGTTTGTGTTGAATGTCCACGATGAAATGCAGTTAGAAGTACCTGAGCAGTACGGCCAGGAAGCGGGAGAACTGGGAATCTTTTCCATTAAGCAGGCAGGGGTGGCTCTGGGGCTGCGTTGTCCGATGAACGGGGAGTACAAGGTGGGCAAGAATTGGGCTGAGACGCACTGAAAGTGCTTGACAAGGGCTAGAGGCTGTGATACTATAGAGTCTTGGGTGTGAGCGGGATATCGGTTAAGCCTGCGCGGTCTGTAAAACCGTAGTCGCCAACGAGCGGGTGATGGTTCGACTCCATCCGCACCCACAAAGCCCTAGTGGTGGAATCGGTAGACACAAGGGACTTAAAATCCCTCGCTCACAAGGCTTGGGGGTTCGACTCCCTCCTGGGGTACCAACTAACTAAGGAAACGAAATGGCTTATACGCAAGAGCAAATCCAGCGGTTCAAGACGGTGATGGGTAACATCGACCGGACGACGAGTGCTGAGTCCTTCAAAGATACTGCATTCCTAATCTTCCTGATCATGCACGGTGTCTATGATACCGAGGTTGGTCAAAAAGCACTGAAGGAAGTGCGAGAGTTCTCGAAATACCTCAACAGCATCGGTGTCGGGGTTGTTAGCGACAAAGGTGGTGACGAGAAGGTGTTTGGGTTTATGTTTCTTGATGACGCCAAAGAAATTGGCGCAACGATTACTAAGGAGTAAGTTATGAGCGACGAACAAAACAAACCGATCAAGATCAAGGGCACCGCTTACTGGGCCTGCCTTACCAAGAAGAATATGCTGTCTGATGCCTACCAAGTTGACATCGGCGATCTGTCTGATGCGGCTGTGAAGGCTCTGGAGAGCATTGGGATCGAAGCCAAGCACAAAGAGAACCAGGGCTTCTACGTCACTTGCAAGTCGAAGTACCCCATTGTTGCTTATGACAGCAACAAGAATGATCTTGGCGACACTCTGGTGGGCAACGGCAGCAAGGTCGAAGCTGTGGTGGGCAGCTACGAATGGAAGTTCAAGAACAAGAAAGGTTTCAGTCCTGCGCTGAAGTCTTTTGTTGTCAAGGAACTGGTGAAGTACGAAGCTGCCGTGGACGTTGACGACGACGAAGAGGCTCTGTAATGATCGACAGGGCATTGATGCTTAAGTGGATTGATGCCCTTCGGTCTGGGAAGTACATCCAGGCGAGGGGCTTCCTACGCACTCCAGAAGGGTACGATCCTATGGGTGTGCTTCTCGACATCATTGATAAAGATGGGTGGGGGGAGCCTTTCACGCCTGCTGAAGAATGGCCTAGTGGTAAAGCTTATGTCCCCTACAAGCATGAAGGCAGCATCTATACGTTTCAGCTTCCATATTCTGTAGCGGATGGTCTAGGCTTCTACGATAGTGATATGTTCAAACTGATCGAGCTAAATGATAAGCGGTGTTTTGACTTTGAGCAGATTGCAGACTACCTTGAAAGGATGTACCTTGTCTCTTAAGGAAAAGACTCGCATCGCCATCTGCACTCCTACAGCGGGCTACGTTCGTATTGAATGGGCTGAGTCTCTGTCCAGGCTTCAGTTGGAACTTCACAAGGATAAACGACTCGATGTCCAAGACTCCAAACTGTTCTACATCGCAGGCTCCGTCATACCATACAACCGACAATGGTGTGTCGATGAAGCAATCAAATGGGGAGCCAGCCATGTCCTGTTTATCGACGACGACATGTCATTTACTCCCAACGTGGTCAAGCGTCTCCTACGTTCCAGGGATCTACCCATTGTTGCCGCCAATGCAACCAAGCGTGTTTATCCTATTAAGTTTATGTCTCTTGACTTCGAAGGCAAAGAAGTGGTTACAACTGCTGAGACTGTGGGTCTTCAAGAAGTGATGATGACAGGGAATGCCATGATCCTGATTAGGACTGAGGTGTTCAAGAACCTTGACAAGCCCTGGTTTGCCTTCCCTTACTATCCCAAACAGGACATGTGGGAGACTGAGGACTACTACTTCAATCGTAAAGCCACTGAGAAGGGCTATCCTATCGTGATTGACCACGATGCCAGCAAGGAACTGATCCACATTGGTGCCCATCACTTCATCTACGATGATCGGTTCCACAAGCTTTCTGAACGGAATATGAGTAAGGTTGAAAATGACTCTAGCTCTTTTTGATGGCGATTTGGCTGTGTACCGCATCGGCTACGGCTGTGAAGGCCCAGATGGTGCAGTTCCGGAAGGCATTGCTAAGTGGCGGATGGATGAGTTCATCCTTGACCTTCTTCAGTTCAAGTTGGACGGCGTAGACGACTACGAAGGCTACCTTACTGGCAGTAACAACTTCCGGGAAGCCATCGCAGTCACTCAGCCCTACAAGGGTAACCGCACAGGAAAGAAGCCGATCCACTACGATCTACTCAGAAACCACTTGACAACTGAGTGGGAATTTGATAAAGTAGAGGGAGTCGAAGCAGACGACGCTATCTCTAGGATGGCTACGAAGTACCGAGACACAAGCATCATCGTCTCCATTGACAAAGACTTCGATCAGGTTCCTGGGTGGCATTACAACTTTGTGAAAGGGATTAAGTATTATGTCGATGACAGCCAAGGATTTTACAACTTCGCTGTGCAACTTCTCACGGGAGATCGGGCAGACAACATTCTCGGAATCCGAGGTATCGGACCTGTGCGTGCTGCTGGAATCCTTGAAGGTGTTGCTGGTGAACGACTTCAATTCCAGAAAGTTGCGCAAAGCTATCGAGACAGCGGAGATGAAAATCTTGAACACTTCCGAGAAAATTGTAGACTTCTCTGGCTTCTTAGAGAAGATCAAGGCAACGAAGAACGAATCGAAACCTACTTGAAGGAGTGGCTATGACGACGTTGCGTGAAGCCGCCCAGGCTGCGCTGGCCCTGGTAAATGACACGCTGCTGGAGCGCACGGTGGACACGAAGCGTCTGTCCGCTGTCGGGCGTGATCTTGAAGCCGCCCTAGACGCCGAGCCGGTGGTGTGGATGCACCCTGACGGGCGCGTAGTAACCGCTAACACGATGGAATGTGCGTTGCGTGATGGAGGTGCCATGCGGAGCAGTCTCATCGACTACACGATCCCGCTCTACACCGCCGACGCCATCCGAGAGGCAGTCGAGGCAGAGCGCGAAGCGTGCGCGAAGCTCGCGGAGAACACCGTGTGCGACGTGCATCTGCCGACCGGCATCAGGATTTATGGGCACGTTGCCGCACGAGCCATCCGAGCGCGAGGTGCAGCATGAGTCTAGGGCAGTCACGAAACCCCTTATGGACCGACTACACAGCATTGGAGGCGCCCATGGCCGTCGACATCGAGAAGGCGCGGGCAATGCTAGATCATTGGGAGTCCTACGCCGAGGCTCCGTGGAGGTATTCATCAACGACCGCGTTGATGGCACGGGAGACTCGCGACACCATCGCCGCCCTGCTGGACGAGCGCGACGCGCTGGCGCGGGAAGTAGACGCTTGCGCTGCCGCACTTCCCGGTCCGTACTACATGGACCCTCCGGACGGTGGCGATGTGCCGATCAGCGAACAAGTTAAGCGCATGGCGCGTGATGCTGCGACCCTGCGCTCCGTCAAAGACCTCGTTGCGGATGGGTTGGACCTGTCGCACTCGATCATGACCGGATGTCGCTGTATGTCCTGCTACACGTACCAGTTCATTGACGTGGACGACAAGGTTGTCGGCGAGGCGGATCACATCGAAGACGCAGTGCGAAAGGCACAAGCGGCGATGAAGGGAGCGAGCGATGAGTCCTGAGCAACGTACCCGTGCGCTGCGGCTGGCTGATGCACTGATGACGTTCGGAGATTGCAGCATTGGCGACATGAGGCGCGCCGCCGCCCTCCTGCGCGAACTCGCGGCCGAACGTGCGCCGCTGACGGAGGAGCAAGTGGCGGATGTTATGTCGATCTTCTACTCCGACGCGGATCACGCCGAAATGATGTTTGCCGCAGACCTCGAAAAGTGTCGAGCAGTCGAGCGCGTGCACGGCATCGGAGGCGGCGAATGAAGTATCTAGTAACCTTCCTCATCGGAGTCTGGTTCGGCTATGTTATCCACCCTGATGAAGCTCCATTGTATCGATCTGCTCTGTCGTACTGTGATTCCGATCCTCTTCGTTATAGCGGCTTTGTGGCCTTTGATGGAGATAGTTATCATTGTTTTCAGAGAGCTTCCCAATATCCTAACAGGATTAAACACTTTGTAATCACAGAAGGTGCTCTAACTCATGACAGATAATCAAGTCGGAATTTTATTGGCATATCTAAGATTGATTCTACAAAGTCAGATTGGGAAGGAAGCGGAAAAAGAAGTCTTCGAAGCTATGTTAAGGGAGTTTACTATTGAAACCACAGTCCGCTAAAGCTAAGGGGCGTAAGCTGCAACAGTACGTCAGGGATCGTATCCTTCAACACTTCCCTATGTTGGAGGAAGATGATGTTAAGAGTACCGGGATGGGGCAATCAGGTGAGGATGTTCAACTCAGCCCGAAGGCGAGAGTAGTTCTTCCTTGGGCTGTCGAGTGCAAGTCGCGAGCAAGCTTCGCAGTCTATAAAGATTACGATCAAGCCGAAGCCCATGCAAACAAACGCCCAGGAACAGAGCCGATCCTCGTAATTAAGCAGAATGGTGACATTCCTTTGGCAATAACTTCTTTGGATAATCTCCTTCAACTATACCGGATGATCCGCGAGTTGCAAGAAGACCTTAACAGGGGACAATGATGGATAAGCATTTTCACGCAGACCTCATCAAGCAGTGGGCAGACGGGCACCCTATCCAGACTTGGCTAGATGGTGATAAAGTTTGGAAAGATGTAAAGAGCCCAACTTGGGACTATCGTATCAAGTACCGGCTCAAGCCCTCCAAGCCGCTGACGAAGCTTGTGACTGCGGTGATTTCTGAAGACGGGGAATACGTCACGACCTACATGAACGTCGGCCCTCCGAATCTTGCCCTGTCATTCGACGGGATCACCAACAAGCTCTTGAAAGCGGAAGTCCTGTGAAGGTTGAATACATTGACCACATGGGTAGCGATCTTAGCGTTGTTAATGCTGCTCGCGTCTCATTTGACAAGGACTCAGACTGGGCTGCTCTTGGTAACGCTGAAGTGTCTGGTAGGTTTATTCCTGTGCCTGAGCTTGGGGATCGCGACATTAAACTTATCCAATACCTTGCTACACATGGTCACTGGAGCCCTTTTGCTCATGTCACTGTCTCAATGAGGTGGAAGGCACCGATCTTCGTAGCTAGGCAGCTTGTGAAGCATCAGGTCGGACTGAGTTGGAATGAGGTCAGCCGTAGGTACGTCAAGACTAAGCCTGAGCTTTGGTGGCCTGAGAAGTGGAGGAAGGCTGCTGAGAATGTGAAGCAGGGTTCGTCGGACGAGAAGTTTGAGGACAAGTATGATAATCTGTATTGGGCTAAACAACGAGCAGCGAAGCAGGTTGACTACTACAATGGTCTGGTATCCCAAGGAATGTGTCCCGAACAAGCCAGGATGTTCCTGCCGCTGAATACCTACACTGAATGGATCTGGACAGGCTCTCTGTACGCATGGGCACGGGTCTACAATCAGCGCACTGATCCCCATGCACAGCAGGAAACGAGACAGTTGGTCTTGACGCTGGACGATATTTGTGGTAAGCTGTACCCTGTGTCGTGGAAGGCACTCACCCAATCTAAGGAGTTACAATATGGACAGTAGTTATATGTGGGGAGATGTTTCAATCATTTCTGGGAGTGGAGGTGGTGTATCTGCTAACAGTGTAAATCCAGAGAATAAGTCCACCCTGACTCGGCAGGTTGGCGGGGACCACTACAAGAAGCAGGGGGCGACTATGCAGCCTTGGGCAATCATTGACGCCTGGGGGCTTGACTTCTACGCAGGGAACGTGCTAAAATACCTCCTGCGTCACCAGTACAAGGACGGGGTTGAGGACTTGAAGAAGGCCCGACACTACCTCGACCGGATGATTGAGAAGTACGATGAAAACCCTTCGTGAACTGGCAGACGACTTAGCCACCTACGATGAGGTTGATGTACTTGAAATGCTCGATCTAACCTCTGAAATGGTTATTAATCGTTTCATGGATCGGGTTGAAGAACGTGAAGCGTATCTAAGGAAGGAACTCTATGGAAGCGACGATGGCGGAAATGGCGATGGAAGAGGTGGCGACGACAGTGGCTTTGGAAAACACTTCGATGGATACGACTACGACGAATGGAATTGAAGAGTTCCTTCGTTACCCACACCTTGAGCGTCTTGGTAATACCGAAGTAGAAGGCATCGAGCATGGACGTACTTACGTTTTTCCTAAGATCGACGGGACCAACGCTTCTATGTGGAAGTCTAGCGTTGGTTTTCATTTTGGTTCTCGAAATCGTGAACTTCGGGTTGACAAAGACAACGCTGGTTTTATGGCTGCAATGCTTGGCAGCTATGGTGACAACTACCGTAGGTTTCTCTCTTCTTTTCCTCATCTTAGACTGTATGGTGAGTGGTTGGTGCCCCACACTCTCAAGGGCTA